CAGAATCATGTAAAGCATTCCGGTCGACTCGGACGTCTCAAGATAGGGACGTGTCGAGATAAACGGAACATCCAGTGTCCACTCAGTCTCATTAGCTGGATTGATAATGATCTTGTGGGACCAAAAGTACGATTCATCGATCGTTGGAGGCGTCGATGCACTCGTATTACCTGGCACGAACACGGCAAGGATCTTGCATTGCTGCAAGATCGTTTTCGTAAAAACGAAGCGGAACTTGAAAGAACCTCTCCAGAACTTGTAAAATTCCGAGAGGTATGAAACTCTTGACGGATAGTCTCCGTTCACCATTTTCGATGGGCTCATCTCCTGTGAATGGAGAACTGTGCCCTGCGAAGTGCTTGGCAAGAACGAAAACTGTGTCAATACAGTCTCATGACTCAAAATTTGGGAAACAGTCGCTTGAGAAGTTGCTTGAAGATCAGAAGGGTTAAGAGACCCTCCAGGTCTTTCGCGCACCAACTCAGCGTTAGCTTGATTAACCAGTGGCTGGTTATCATCCAAATTTCGCGATTCGATATTGGAAACATCGTTACCTTCGGCCATTTTAACATAAAAAGACAAAAATACAGTTAAACAAATAACAAAATAAAGTTAACGAAGTAATAAAAAGAAATAGTGAAATAAACGAAAATAAAACACTGTGTAGATGATTGTTAGACTAAAATAAAACTAATTTTACAATAATCGGCGAACAATTTGCTATCGAATCTAGCAAGTTTTAAAAGAAAATGAATTCCGGAGATCGACGAGGAGTCGACCCAAGTGGTTGGTTCCCGGGTAATCATTCGGTAAATGGCACCGCAGAGTTTTCTCTGCGAGGCCAGCACCCCAGAATTTATCTGGCGTGCTCTCAACGAGCGGCCTGTTTCCTGTTGAAACAAGTCGCTCCTTGAGGTCGGGGTTCTGTTCGAATTTCCTTTGCAGGATCTTCTTCATCACGGACACCTTGACCTTGTCCCATCTTTGTTTTTGGGATTCGGTCATCTGTCTGTTCAACACCCCGGAAAATCGTTTCGCCGCCGGTCCATTCATACGAACAACTCTGATTCCTTGGCCTGGAAGTTCACATTCACTGTATTTCTCGAAGACATAAATTGCCTCCGAGCATTTGAACGTGAAACCTTTCCATTGAATCTTGCACTCGCAGAAGTTGGACAGAAAGCGATTTTCATTCCCGGAGAAGAAGAACATTGGATCTTCAATGTCCTGTCTCACTCCCCCCACAAACGGTGATGACACATTTAGGAATTGGTCACGGATGCCAATCTCTCCCATCAGTCTGCGACAAGTATCGGATTTCCTCAACTCATCGCAAAACCAACCGAAGTAACTGTCTCCGTGTAACGCTGCCGAACGTATGGCAGCAGTTAGCGTTCCTTTGTAGTCCTCATCGTTCGCGCCGGACCAACACCACCGAGGAATCTCCTCGATGAGTTGTTTCGACAGAGGCCCAACAAATAAATGTTTGGGCCCCTCAAACGGATTTGGCAGGAAACTCCGAGTCAAAAACGTCAACTCGTTCAGCGGTATAAACGACTGGCATTCCCCTTTATCAGGGGCAGTCGCCGTAATCCCAATTTCTTGAAGAATTGGTGGGATTGACGTGCCGTTGAACCAACGAGCTGCATCTGACACTGTACATATGAAATCATCTCCGTAACAGTGCAGAGCCACATTTCTGTGGAACATTGTTCGACTCAGAAACGAGTGATTTCCCGTTTCGATCGCCAAGCGTATGTAGGCAATGTACAAAACAATCCAGTTGACAAGCGTATTCACGAAAGTCGTGAGGAATATTCCAGACGGATTTCCTTGGTGCGCGTGGTAGAGATTTCTCCCCATCACAACGAAGTGGTTAAAACATTCCACTCCTGAACACTCAATTCGATCATGCATCTCTTTTGGATAAAATTCCTTCACGATGTCCATGGCGGTTGCTGTCAATATCGGATGTTCTGAAGCATCAAAGCCTGAGTAGTCGAAACCAAAATGGTTCCGACCGACGTCCAAATGTTTATGGATCATGTCGTTCCACTCAGTCCCTTCTGCATTTATGCCATACGCATGGTTCATTTCGACCCGATTGTTCTTGAATTGGTAGATCATGTCGCCGAAATACATACGATCCACGAGGGTTTTCTCCATTGGTGCGGCGGTGAAAATGCGCGTCTTCTTCAGACTCACACGTTCAACGTCACGCCGCTCGTCTTTCAGGGTTCCCCGAAAAACGATCGGATTTGCGAGTTTCTCCTCGTGGTTCGCAAGCATCTCATTAACACGCTCCACCACTTCCGGCATTGGCTTCCATCCTTCCTCATCCTGTTCGAACCATTCAGTTTTCCCTTTTTGTTGGGTTTTCTTCAGGGCCATCCAGGGTAGGCCAGGAGAAGTGTCCAAAGGAAAAGGTGGTAGTTGTCCAAAGTGGGTTTCCCCACTCAGGGCTTGATCCAGAGTTAACATCGAGCAAGGCTCAATGAACTCCTTCATATCTTCCACCACCCATTCCTTAGCCATTGCCAAAGAAGTCATTTCCACGTAACCGTGGTCGTGATACTTCTTCTTCATGGCCTTTTGGTATGACTCATCATCAAGCACACTAGGTGCCTGAAAAGGTTTCTTACCAAAAGCTTTGGGACACTCCTTTTGGAGTGGTGCTCGTCGAATATCAGACGGCGGGATCGCCGAAACGGACCCGTAATCTGCATACTGATAAACACCAAGGGGAGGGAGACCGTACTCATATTTTCCATCTTTCTCATCTGTATAGAGCTCATCATAATCAGCGAAGCCAGCACATGCGACTCCGCCAACAAGAGCTTTCATCAGATCTTGATTGATCGGTTGGAAATATGCGTGAGCACTGTCCCCCGCGAC